CTGATCAATTCGCTGAACTTCTGCATCTTGGATCTTAGCTGCTTCATCGTAATCATCAAATGACGGGACATCTACTTTTCCGCCAAAGTAACTTGGATCATGCACAAACAAAATTACATCGGGTTCCCCATTGTTGAAGTCAGCAAAATCAGCTTTGTTCCAGTTTGGCGGAGCATACTCGTCGTTCCAGCGAACCCGAGCAACTGGCCTAAATCCAGCTGTTTCATAGATCGCAGGGAGGTATGTATCGAATGCGTCTAACTTTCTGCCACCGGCCTGTACAGCTGCTTGCAGCATTGAGTAACCACCGCCAGATGGCTCAGTTTTCGACGCAAAGACAGCAACGATATCGCCGTCTGGTTTGATTGCAAAACCGCTTCCGCTCTCTGTTCTGAATAGCCTGGCTTCAGCTAGTTCGTCTGGCGTCTTGATTTCAACTTGCGCTGCATCAGATCTACCGGCCATAGCGGCAGTCATCTCTTGATTGTATGCTGCTGCTTCTGTCGTAGGAACTTCTTTAATTGCTGGCACAGATAGGCCAGCAGCTTCATATTGACGTTGAGATACTGGGTCTGGGTTTAAGACTAAAAGCCCATTTCCTTCATCCCCTTCAGCACTCGCTCGCGTGTAAGGCCCGGATGTCGCTCCAATGTTTTGGCTATCGCTTGCTCCCGCAGGTCCGGGCCGCCTTCCTGATCTGACGGTACGCTGCTTTGCTCCGACACCTCTGAAGTCTGTAAGCCCCTCGCTTGCCTGTTCAGCTCCAGCTTCAACTTCATCGCTTCCGCGAACTCCTGATCGTAACTCATTTTGTATTTTCTCCGATGCTGCTGAGAAAGACCCTGGTCGAGAAGGTACGCCAAGATCAGTGTATAAGTTTTGCTCAAAGAACCAAAGCACAGCCTGAGTATCTTGTTCTGATAGATCACCGCCTTCTAACTCATCGATGACCTTCGATACGAACTCCTCCATGCGAGCGCGCTCTTGGAGGTTTCTAGGCGCCTCGGCTAGGCTGCCATCAGGGTTTTTCATACTGCCAAAGTGACGGTTATATGATCGACTAAACCATGAGTCTTTTGTAGTCGCCTGATACCCGTTAAGGTTCAAGCTGTACTTTCCTGTCTTGTCACCAAGAATCATCGACCCAAGGTGCAGACTATCTTTACCTCCACCTACGCCACTCGGGCCGCCACTTAACCCGGCAGCTTTCCTTATGTCTGTCAGCTCTTTAAGAGTATGCGGAGATAACCACCAATCGGCAAACCCGTCAACTCCTTTCGTCTCGACAAGGTACTTGATCACCTTCATGCCGGCAGCTACTGACTTCTGTTTCGCTCCCCATCCAGCGCCTTTTATACCCTCTGTTACAGCACCTGGCGCTGGAGGATTTACTGGCACAACACCTGTTTTTAAATACCCAAGAAGCGCAGCTGTAGCAGCCTTGGTGTTACCTGGGTCAACCTTTTGCCCAATAGATGTTGGAGCAGCCAATGCGGTCCAAAGAACTCGTAGACTTTCATCATCTGAAAGCCTTTCTAGGCCAGGTATATTTGATAGATTTTCAAATGTTTGCCTGACGTCATTGTCATACCAACCCTTGCCTGAAGTACCCTGACCAAGCTGGTATCTGATTTCCTTTGCTGTATCTGTTACTGCCAATGAGAAGTCAGCGTCGTCTTGTGGATTTAGCTTTCTGCCATAAATTTGCTGATGCTGATTATTGAAGTAGTCTGCAACATCATCAACTTTTGGCCGCAAATTGCCCTTGGTTTCAGCGATAGATTTTACTTCAGTCTGTGCAGCAGTTTTAACTTCATCGCTTTCCCGGATGCCGACATAGAAGGCATCGTCTTCGGTTTTGCCTAACAGCTTCTGAACCCCAACAATCGCCTCATCTACTGGCTCGGCTGGATCAAAACCAGACCGTAATACTGTGCCAGCCCCACGTTCCGCAATCCTGCCCTCAGCGCCAGCTACATAATTTGTGATTCCTTCCTGAACTTTAGATACACCTTTGCCTAATAGCTTGAGTCCTGGTAATGCGCTGGATGTAACAGCAAGCAATTCCCCGGCAAGATAACCTTCACCAAATGCGTCAACCGTTTCCTGTGAATATCCCATGTCAGCCACAACATCTTTTAACCTGGCGCCAACATATGCCGACGGGACGTTTTCAAATTGCTTGAACAGGTTTTCTGCAATCTTCCCTTCTTCAGCGGTTATAACGCCTTTGGCAACCAGTATAGGAAGAGACACAAGATCGGCGCCAGCAAGAGCAGCAGAGATAGGCAGCCCAATTAGCCCTGACCCGAGACGGACAAGTTCCAACTCTTCCTGCTTCTCAATACCTTCAGCAAACGCCTGTTCTGCTTGCTCTTGCATAGGATCTTGTACACCCATGATGCCCTCAACCACAGCCTCGTCTGTCACTGACTCATCTGTTGTTGGCATCATCGCAGCATCATGCTCTTTCTTGCGAGCAATCTGGCCGTCTGGTCCAAGCATCAAATCGTCTCGGCCATTAGCCATACCTGTCACGGTATCCCAGAATCCATCAAAGCTGCTCACTGCTGAAACTCCCCATATTCCATGTTGTACTTCTGGAAGTTAGTAAACGCTTCTTCAAGCCTTGCGTAATCTTCTTCTTCAATATTGCCATTCTGAAACATCCGGTTTGCTCTAGCGCGCATCTGACCATAATTTTCAAATTCACTGAAATTGAACTGCTCAGTGATGACCTCAAGATCGGCTTCTCTTTGAGCTGGATCGTATATGCTTGCCGAATCTGCCTTTTCTTTAAACCAGGTAAATGGGTCTGGTGGAGCTGTGCCGGTCGATAACGCTTGCTGCTTAATAGCAAGATATTCATTTTCCAATGCTGCCAGGTCACGAACAGCAGTCCTTTGAACTGGACCCATGGCAACAGAATCGTACTCTGGGTATCCAATTGCGTTTTTCAAATATCGCTTCCCTTGACCATAACGCTTGTCTGTCATTGCGCTAAACCGACTAAACATTGAGTCGTAAGTATCTCGGGTAATCAGATTGTCAGTAAGCGCTTTATTAAGCCTAAATACAGTCATGCGACCATTAGTCATTTCGACATTCAAAGTTTGAACGATATCTATGTCGTCAGCAGTCGCTCCGCCCGATGACGCAACCTTTTCCCATGACCTAGCCTTGTCTGGATCAAGTCGGCTCATCTCAGAAATCAGGGTTTGAATCTGTTCTTCATCGTCAGACTCGATAGCCTGGTATATCGCAATCGATGTATCTAGGATTTTCTTTGATCGAGCCTTCTCTGCTCTGACTAAATCTGCGTCCTGGTTTCTATACTTTTCGTCAACAAACGCATCAACTTGCTCTCTAACGGCCTTACGCTCATCTGAAGAAAGAGTTGCATAGATTGCTTTAATCCTTGGGTTGTCTTCAAAAGAGCGCTCTTGATCTAGCTCGTCATCTTCAAGCAAGTTTAACGTGTCCTGGGTAATCGTCTCGACAACTGTGTTGACCTTGGCGTCACTAACTCGCTGACGCACTTTGTCTGCGTATTTGGAGTAGAACTCCGGATCGGAAAGCTCTAGAGCCATACGCTCAAGTTGAGGAAGAATGATGTCTTCAATCTTGTCGTCAATCGACACAATCTTTCCATCTGGACCGACTGTGTCTCCAGCAGCGACGATGTCTTCAATGATCCCTGGCACTTGGCCATCAATGCCATCAATCAATTCGCGCATCCTGATTTCTGCAATGACTTCCATGTCTTTGCGCATCATGTCCTGCTCTTTCGCTAGAGCTGTCAGGTATGAAGAGTTACCTGTTGTTTGGATTGCTTTGCGTAACTCGTTTGCCGCAGCAGGATCGATGGTAGATAAAACGCCAGACAGCCCTGCATTAAGTTTTTGCAGCCCGTCCCTAAACTGTTCAGCACTAATTTCTTCCTTGGACAGCTTAATGCGCAGATCTGTAATCTGACTATTCGCTTCCATTTCAAAATGAGTCAGCACCCCTGCAAGCGCTTGTTCTCTAGCGGCTCGCCCATAGATGGTTGTCTTGTCCCCAGGGATTGCTGCTTTGCCCTTGGTCTTGATCTCATCAAGCGTTGGCGTATTTAGTGCGCCAAACTCAGCACCTTCTATCTCGGCTTGCTCGGCAGCCCGCTTGAGTGCAAATCCAGAAACTCGATCCAGTGCAGAAGCAAGCGTTTGGCTAGTACGCGCAGCTTCTTGCAGACCAACAGTAGAGACTGCCGGCATACCAGCAATTCCGATTCCTCTGCGCTGATAACGTGGCATAACCATTACGATAGCGCCCCTGTTGTTGTGTAACCAGGAAGTGTGCCGCCTGGTAATGTCGTAGTGGTAGTTGAGCCGAACCCGCCAATTGAACTCATAGTCATTGCCGTGGTTCCAATAGTAGCAATTGCGTTCATCATGCCTTGACGCTTAGCTTGCTTTGCAGCCATTAGGTTTTGATCTCGATTGACTTCACCAATTGCTAATGCAAGAGCTGCGTTTTCTTGATCTAAGTAGTATTCGTCATAGCCTGTCTTAACAGCATAATTTTTCAATGACAATGGCGACCCGGAGTATGGGTCCATTGACCCGGCAGCTGCCCTAGCGGTTACAGCAGATAGATTTTGCCTCACACCCCTCAGTGTCTCTACTCCACGCTGACGGTATTGCAATTCAGATTGTTTGCCCTTCAGCTCTTCCTGCTTGGCTTGAGAGCGGTAAGCTGCTGCCTGTGCGCGACCAGCCTGAATCTGCTGGACTGCTGAGATTCCAGAAGCGATTGCACCGATGATCATCAACTTTGACATACTACTGTCCTATCGAAACCTTGTAGTCCAGAGCCAATACGTTCATTGGCAGTGGCACTGTTTGTGTGATTGTAATCTTGCCTTCGTTCACATAACCAAGAAGCGGTCCACTTCTCTTGACGCCAGTAAACGCTTGCACTGCTCGGTCTAGATTGTCCTCGCCAAAAGCCCTGAACGCAACTTGCTCACCATTGACCGTCACGGCCTGTGACTCGGAGTGTTCGCTGTTGATCTCCAGGATACGTTTCTTGAACCCACGAATGTTGCCTGAAGACAACCTCGGCTCAACAGGAAGGGTAGTCACCGTTGGCGTAAAGTTAAGGCCAATCGAATACGACTCCTCTGCTGCAATCTCAAATGTGATCGCTCCGCTTGAGACTGCCTGATCTGGCTCTACAACGCCGTCACGGATGATCTTGACCGTTTCCCCTTCCAGGAAAGAAAGTCCGCTTACAGAGGCTGTGCTGCTGCCTACGGTCGCAGTCTTAGCGCAATCAAGGGTCACGTCTGCGTTAAAGATCTCAACGTAGTACGCATCGCTTCCGTTGATGTTTCGTTTCACGACTGAGTAAGTATCGGCGATGTCTACTCCAATCGACAGATATGTACCATCAGTCGTCCACTCTGTTGGAGCAATGATGTTGTCTGATCGCAGCAATGTGTAACAAGCAATCGACCCGTCTTCATCGTTTAAGATCAGGAGTCGGTCGCCTTCGTTTGTTGACGTGGCTTTGCGCACTGCCATCTCTACTGGGTCTTTCAAGAGATGCGATGACAGCAAAGAAATCTTGGTGGCGATGTAGCCGTTGACCGTGTCGCTAAAGATAAACTCAGCAAGCGTCTTGCCCTGGCGTTGAACGAATACCGTTGCACCGTCGACGTTGACAACCCGGATGCCAGGCTTCACACCATGCGATGTTTGCTCCTGGACCGACAGATTGCTTGGAGTGATCGGGTCGCCCAGGGTTTGCGGAATGTAGAACTCACCGCCGGTGGAAAAGATCTGAAGATTACGACCAGCATACAAGTCGATGATAGCGTTAAAACGTCCTGTATCTAACGTCGCCTCAAGTGCTGCGTCGTCAAATGACTCGCCTGGGTCAAAGTTAAAGAACTGACCCACGCGACTGCCCCACAGGGTTGAAGGCAGGGAGTCCGATCCGCCAAAGTATAAACGTCCTTCGTAGAATACTGCGCTGCGTGGCCAGCCTCTTGTCGCTGACCAAGCATCCTCATAGCCTGACTCAACCTCCCAATCAGCTGCGTCAATGACTGAGTCGTCAAACAGCGGCACTTCAGAGATGCCCTTCACCACAGTATTACTGATGAAGTCAACAATGCGAATTCGTCCCTGCGGGGTGACGTTGATGTATTGATTGATGTCTGATGCGCTGAAGTTTGAGTGTTGGGCTGTGAGCGTGATGTTGCCTTCAGCTGCATCAGGAGTCAGCGTCCCGGCTGATGTCCTGACGTCAGTGCTAATGCTGAACGCAAACTGAGGCGTAAAGTCAAAGGATAAATCAGAGATTGTCCAGGATGCGTCAGTTGCTCCGCGCACGATCTTCTGAGGGATCATGTCCTTATGGACAATGATTAACGTATCCGCTGACTGCGCCCAGCACATCTCGGGGATGATGCTGTCTGTAATTCTTGATACAGCAAGGAAGTCATTCCCCGAGCCATTGATGTTCGTGATCTGTACGCCGTCTTTGAACACATACATCTGCTCATCAATAAAGATCAGCATATAACTGTCGTTGACAGAGAACTCAAAATGCACCATGCGCACTGCATCGTTTGTCGGGGTCGGTAGCGTTGCAATGTACTTACTACCGTCTCGGCGGGTAAAGCCACCTTGTGGTTGGACAACAATGTTTGTCGCTGTCTCTAAGCCGTTGTAATACTGCTGAAGATCGATCCTGGCTCTGAGCTTGGGATCGAGTTCGCCAGATGTGAAGTTTGTTTGCACCTGGATGACGCGGCTCATCAGAACCTCACAGCGGTCAGAGTGTAGTCTTCAATTGCATCGACAGAGTTTGTTGACCCGTCAATTGATGTTGCCTGGCGGAAGTATCCACCACGACGGTTTTCTCCAGGTGACCCGAACGCCTTGCGCTCAAAGTAGTCAGCCTTTGTGATCTGATCAGTCACTGTCTCAGCAATGTCAGCCGCCATTGCGTACTTCAGCAGCTGCACGAAATAGGTAGGTAGTGCCGACTCGTTAGGTGAGAACTGATAGTCCACCACGATTGTTTCTTCACTTGAGTCGAGCTTGTCGCCTTGGATCTCCCAGCCGTATTGGATTGGAGAGATGCCGGTAGCTGTTGATGCATACACTGCGCGTACACCCGCAATGCGGTCACCAGGTAACGCATACTGATACTTCCACTCATTGACCGGAGTCGATGTCAGACGTGCCAGCTGCACTTTCTTAAATGACCAGGACCAAGGGTACGACGCGATGATGGAATCCTTGAGGTCGTCGTATAGGCGGTCGCAGATCTGAGCTGCGTCAGTGCCTTCCGAAAACGACGAAAGAGGCGATGCCCCCAGTAGAATCAATGCGTCCGAACAGATGGACAGTTTGGTATCACCAGATGCCATGTATCACCTCATGTAGAAAAGGCTCCCCTGGAGGGGAGCCGATTCGATTAGTCAGCGTCTGCAACTGACAGCGCAGTGCCATCAGATACGTCAACGACTGTTCCAGTGTTTGACAACACAACAACAAGCGATGCTGTTGGAGTTGCTGAGTCATACACATAGATCAGGTCACCAACTTTCAACACGTCGGCTGCATCATTGAAGTAGCCAGTTGTGTTGACTGTTGCGATAGCGTCAGCTGAAGTGTAAGACCACATTTGTGGTGCGTTACCAGCTTTTGCTTGACCGCCGATAGGCTGTAAGCCTGTGATTGAGTATGCCATTGTTCAAGCCTCCTTATGATTCACGGCAAGTGATCTGGACGATACCTTCGTCATCGATCGCTACCGCACCAGCTGAGAACATTGACGCAACCAAGAAAGAAGTTTTCTCAGGGATGTAGTCAACGCGAGATGTCTGGTTCATGCCAACACCAAGGCCAAGTGCGTCGCGGTGGAAAGCGAACAATGTACGGTCAGAAGAACCGTCGATTGCCAAGCCGCCTTCGTCACGATCACCAAGAGTGATGAACTTGAAGCCAAGGAACGTGTCCACTTCACCAGTGACCAACGCCTTAACAGTGTTGAAGTCAGATGAAGTTACTTGCGTCTCACTCAAGAGTGAAGACAAGCTGTTCGCGTGAACAAGAATAGTACGGCCTTCAGCTGGTACGTTCTTTGCATCCATCGCCTTCTTGGCAGCGCGCAACTTACCGACGTTTAAGTCAGAAGCAGCTGGCGACCCAGAAGAAACAACTGTGTTTGCAACTGTTGATGGAGAAGACGCTGCTGTCAACGCATCGAGAACCACCTGGTCCATACGACGTGCGATAGCACCTGAAACAACCTGTACAAGCTCTTGACGCTCGTCAAAGTTGACTTTCTGCTGGTTAAAAATGTCTGAGTATTCCGCAGCAATGTAGTCTTCCATTGTCGCAGTCACTTGTGAGTAAGTGACGTTGAGTGGAGTGACGTCTGTCTGTGGAACGCGGATAGTTGCTGAACCCTTACCAATCTTAGGGAACTTAACTGTCGAACCTTCTACACCTGAACGCTCGCGGGTAACACCAGCCAGGAGACGCTGTCCCTGGTACGCTTGTTTTACCTCTGAGTCAAACAGGGTGACAAAGGCATTATTGATAGAAACTGCCATTGTTTCCTTTCCTCATGTTACAAATTTTTTGGGTAAAACCTGTGTCGGTTGTCCAAGGCGGGCCGCATTGATCAGGTGACCGGCTCAAGAAGAGTTGTCGGTTGATTGGAATATAACAAAAAAGCTAGAGGGGAAAAGAGATTGGGGGACGTATGAGTCCCCCAGGTGATACGTTATCCGTACATTTCCATGAACAGACCTTCGACCTTCTCCCGATAGGCGGGATCTGTCTTGTATCGTGGATCACCAACCATCGCATCAAGCTCGGCCCGGGTGTACTGGTTTGACTCCTGGACCGTTACATCAGGGATTGTGCGCTCACCGTATGACTCGCGGATCTTGTTCAGTGCGCGGACTCCGGCTGCGGTTGATCCCAGCTTAACCATAGCCTCCACTTCATCTTCAGTCATCGCACCTGACGATGCCATCTTGCCCAACCACTGATTGGTACTCTTGATTAGCTTGTCAGCTTTTGGCCCGAGCTTGGCCAGCTCCGCCTCAGCGTTTGTTTCCATCTGCTCAAACTGCTGCCCCATGTGCTGCATATACATACTGGTCAACGTGTTGAACTGGTCTTGGCTCATGCCAGCGTCTTTTGCGTAAGACATAAAATCTTTGAGCATAGGATCATCATCAGTGACCCCGTTATCCTTGAGTGAACTGGTGTCGTAGTTGCCGTCCTTCGGCGCTTTATGCTGGCCCTGTGAAAACTTTGATCGCAACTCATTGTATGACTTAGACAGACCTTCAAGATCCGGTCCATCTGAATCGTTCCAAAAGTTTTCTGGCATCCAGTCTGGACGGTCGCCCCACTCAATGGCGTCGTCAGCCTGATGCTCTTCTGTTTGCTCAAGGTGTGGCATCTCTGCCGGTTGATCGGATTCTTTGCTTCCAACCTCTGGAGCTAATAGCGAACCTGACTCTTCAGCCGGTGCGTCCATGACTGCTTCATCACTCATTGGTTTCTTCCTCTTTCTAAACGACGCAAGATCTCTCGCACAATACTGTTCTGGCCTTCACGCGCAAACCCATGTGATGGGTCTTCGCCTGGATACCAGGACGGCTGATCAATGGTCATCGATTGTAGATAGGCCAGAACTTCTGCCCCAGCCTCTGTTGAAAAACAACGAACAAAGACAATGTCTAGTTCATCTTGTGCGAGTTTGCTCTTGGCCAGACCGGAGTTATCCGCTGGCCGCATTGAATCCCATCCTTCCATTTACATTCCCTCTGGTGGTGGACCGGCTGCTGCTGCCTGTTGTGCCATCATTGCTTGCTGCATTTGCTCCATGATGACCTCTCTCTCTTCCGGTGAATTGAGTAATTCTTGCGGGACGCCCATCTTGACAGCGACATAATCAAGCATCGCTTCCTGTTTTACAGCCACCGCTCCGGTTTGACCGAATTGCTGTGCAATCTGCCCGAACTGCAAGACCTTCTCTAGATCATCCATGTTCTGAGCTTGAGCAAGTGGAGATGTTGGAACGATCTTGACCTGAAGGCCATTGACCTCTAAAGGCAAGTCAATGATCCCGCGCTCATCCATCACAGACAATACGCGACGCACGATTGGGGTCATTGCCTCTGTGATCAATCTGCCATATGCCGAGCCTAGGTTTTGCGACAGCTCCTTCATGCGCTGCACGATTTCGGTTGCTGACCTGGCTGACATATTGTCAGGTGGCAGGGAGTCGTCGAACAGCATCTTCTTGATCGACATCACCAGGTCATTGCGCACTAGCTGCGAGACGTTGAAGTCAGCACCTGTGCGTAATGGACGCAGCGATTCGCCTTGCGGCCCACCGTTACGCGCAACCGGAATGATCGCCCCAGGAATGATCTTGATCGTCTGAGGATTCAGTACGCCGTCATCAGCTGCTGTATATACACCTGACACAGCAAGTGATGCGTTCTTGAGTACCAGCTCAACAACCTTGTTCAGTGTCTTGATGTCTGGCAACGCAGTGACCAATGGTCCACGTCCATAAACCTCACCTGGCACTTTCATGAACCGAGCGACGACCCAAGGTGAAACTTTCATGGTCCGATAGACTAGGTCCACTTCCTTGTGCTTCGGATGGATCAGGTGATAGCAGTATTCTTCGATCTCATCGTTGTAGACAGTCGCCTCGATCAGCTCGATCTCAGCCTCTGGCTTGCGATCAATCTGTGCTTGCAGCTGCGGAGGGATCACCGCATCTGGCCACTGACGCTGAATCACGTCTGCGCGGATGCGCATCTTACGATAGACGTTGTCGACCGAGCCGTATGGCCCTTCCTCCAGGGAGACAAGGTATTGCGGCACAGGAGTAAAGCGAACAGGTGCATCTTCATCGCCAGGCTGAATTAGCATGACGGCTGTGCCTACGCATAGATCCATCAGGAACTCAGAGATCGCCACGTCAAAGTTTGTCTGGCGGATAACGTCAAACATCTTTTCAGAGTAGATTTCAAGAGCTTGCCTGATCTCAGGCTGACGATCCTTGGGGATGTCATTACCTGGAGTCAACGTACACCATGCTCTGTAAGGCGGGAACAATGCTGACTGAATGCGGTTGGCAAATCGTTGCGTTGAGTTGATCGCAGTTGAATCGAACACCCGAGCCATCTTGTTCTGACCAGGCGTCTTGCCTTCGTAGTGTCCTGTGTACAGGTTACGTTGCGGCAACGCGAACTCATAACACTCTTCGTAAATGGTTCGCCAGCTTTCCTTTCGTGCGTCAGCTTTCTCCTGACGCTTCAGGATCTCGCCTGGTGTCATACGGCCCATGTCAATATCCTTTCTTCTCTACACCTTTGATAGTGCCTTTCTTCGCTGACGCATGGTAGACACCTTCGCCTTTCTTCTTGCCATACTTCTTCATCATGGCAGTCTTGATTTTCTTACCTTTCTCAGTCATTGGCATATCAAGCCTCCTGTTTGTTTCGTTTAGCAAAAGCGCGGGCCTCTGCGGGTGATGAAAAGCCCCAGCGTTTTAACGCTAGAGCGTATCGAGTTGGACTGCCGTCTTCGTTCTTCATCTTGGCATTAATGCCAGAGAACCGAGCAGCAAACGATACCCGGCGACCGTCAGTGCCTTTGCGCTGCGGACGCTTGAGATCGCCGCCATCCTTCGCTTCAAAGTGACGACGTCCAGCTTCAGTCAAACCGCCGTCAGGATTTTTGTGTTCCTTACGCATTACGGTACTTCCTTACTTTGGATGCAATCTTGTCTGGTTGCGGGACAGAAGAACCAACCCCACCACCTTTGCGCTTGGCGCGGGTTGTCGCTGCGTATTCCTGTGGAGACAACGCTTTGATCGCTTTCTCCGGGAGGTAACGCTCGCCTGTGTCCGAGCTGCGCTTGCCTGACTTTGTTCGCCATTTCTGCTTTGTCCACTTAAACAACGACTTCTGCGATTCTTTCACGACGTATACCCGCCACCCTTGGCCTTGTACTTCTTGGCCAGTAGCTGAGCTTTTCTGGCCGACCACTTACCAGCTGGAGTGCCTTGGACGTTTGACGACTTGATCTGCTCAAACATCCGCTTACGCATCCCAGGTTGGGTATAGTTGCCGGCCTCGTTGACCTTACTGGCCACCGCTCAGTTTCCGAGGCAAGCCCTGTTGCGCACCTTCACGTTCTGGTGACAACAGCGATGTCGCTGGTCTACGACGGCGCGCCCGCAATGCAGCAGAGTCATCCTGCTGACGCTTTGTTGGCTTTTCTGGCTCTGGCTCTACAACCGGCTCTGGCTTAGGTGGTGGTGAAGATTTTCCGCCTCCGAATCCCATATCATGCTCCTAGTTTAGTGGTTAGCCCCTTGCGCGCATCTTCACGCTCGGGAGAAAGTAGTGATCGAGTTCCGCCAGTTTGACGGGCGCGCACTTGCGCAGCAAGTCGGCGCTGCTCCTCGGCTTCTTGCGCAGCAACCCTGGCTTCTTGCTTTTCCTGGATCGCTTCCTGTTTTGAAGTGTCTGGCGCTTTAGGGGAACCGCCGCCGAACAATCCACTCATGTATATAACCTCGCGTACATATAGTAGTCGTGACCCTCGGGGCCGTATCGCCTCATCAGACCTTCCCTCTCAAATTTCAGGAACCTGGCCCACTGAACCGCCTTCTCGCGGTTGACATCTACTACAATTTGCAAACGATGTAAACCGAGATATGGTCCAATCTTATCAAACAATCGCCTTGCGCCTCTACTTAAAAGAACACCGTGTCGCAAAGAGACGTTACCTGGCAGCAGCCAGGCTTCAATGACGCCATCCCATTTGTACTCAAATCCATAGCAAAGCGCCGGGTTTCCTTGATAAAAGATAGTCCATGCGCAGCCAGACTCTTCAATGGACCCGAGGCGCTCGTCAATGTCTCTTAGCGACTCAAAGACGACCTGGTCTTCCTTCGCCAGGCCGATCCTTTCTAAGTGCGATGAGCTAAACGGCAGGAAGATTAGCCCATCCATATTGACCATGTCCTGCATGACTTGCGGCTCTACCATAGCGAAAAGTCCACCTGTGCTTGATGCTGTGAACCGGCTGCTCCATATCTGCCGCCGTATCCCCTGGTCATGGCTCGATGTTCTCCGCCGCCAAGCAGCAGATACCCGAATGCGTCGCCGACGTGCGAATGCTCGTTTTTGTTTGGTGCGTCTCTGAATCTTTCGGTCCCTCCACCAACTGCGACACGCTTGAAGTGATAACCACCAGCCAGGGATTTGCGTAGCCGGTGACAATCCTTATGGACCAGCAGCCCTGGACGTTTGTCGATAAACCTGTTCATCGGCATGGCTCCCGCTTCTCGACGCACCTGAAAGTCGTTCGATGCTGTCGGCCTGGCGTTGAGTCCCAGAGTTCTCAGATGATCAAACGCAGTCACCTCAAAGATTTCATCACGCTTCTGGCCAGCAGGGTCGCCCCAGACTAGAATGTCCTGCTTCGGATAATTCACATTGATCTCATTGAGGAGCATCAAACCAAACCGTTCCAACCCCATATCGTCGGTCACGATTTCCTTGAGGATATTCCAGCGACCCGATGTCATCCTTTGCCCAAAGACCGCAGCTGGTGTCAAACCAAAGTCGAGTCCAATGTGGATCGGGAGCGTCGGGTCGACTTGAATGTCTTCTGCTGCCATGACTGAGTCATCATACTCTGGCCAGACCGGACGCCCTTCCTGAACGTACACATACTGACCGCCGGCATAGCAGCGAATCCAGTCCAGGTTCTTGCCACCGAGCTGCTGATCATAGTAGCCAGGCGGTAGGTTCTGGATGTTCTCAGCAACCGGGTTCACTTTCCAGAAC